TGGCGGATGCGGCCTTGCTCGTAGAGTGCGGCAACAGGCTCGGCCCTGACGTGTTTGCCACGGCTCGCCCGCACTTCGATGATGTTCAGGTTGGGCGAGACCGTGCGCAGCGTGTGGGCCACCATGTCGCCGCCTTGATTGACCTCGACCACCACGCCGTCTGCGCCGTGCTTGTGAACCATCTGCGAGACCTTGCGCGCCCAGTCGATCGGGGCGCCGCTCATGCTGGCGTCCTCGATCAGGTAGCCGGTTTGGTCGGCGCCGATGCCCGCAACGATTATCCCATGCTCGTCGCTGTTTTCCGTGTTCGTAACCGCCGGATCGACAGCCACCACGACGCGACCGAGGCCAACAGGTTCGGACACGCGGTAAATATCAATCGCTGTCTGCGTCCAGATTGCGCCGGGAAGGTCGCTCAGGATTTCCGCGTTAAGTTCCTGCCGACCAAGCCGAGTGCCAGCATAGCGCGCCTGAATGCGCTCCATGAAGTTTGCGGCGAGGTTTGCCCGGTTGTCCATCGTTGAACCGCGCGTGATTTCCACCTTGCCCTCGGTGCCCGCCACGATTGCCTTTAGCAGTTCGATCGGGCGCGGCGTGGTCGTGATGATCTGGCGCGGGTGACGGCCAAGACGCAAACCGAACTGCGCCTGGTCCCAGGTTTCCCTTGCATATCGCCACTTGGCTAACTCATCGTGCCAGATGAAGTCGTGCTGCGGGCCGCGAAGCTGGTCAGGCTCAACCGCGTTGTACGTAAATGCCTTCGCCCCATTGGCGAACTCGACGCACCGATTTGACTTGGTGTAGATCGGTCGCTCATTCGGCGGATAGATGCGCAACAACTCCGCAACCATTACGTCACGCGCATCCGCCGCCGTTTCAGCGATCAGCGCTATTCGCCCAGCACGTCCTGCCGCGACTTCTTCCCTGACCGCCTCAGCGCCGGTTCTGGTCTTGCCAAAGCCGCGCCCTGCCAGGACCAGCCAAATATCCCAATCGCCGCTTGGCATAAGTTGCGCGGGCCGCGCAAGAAAGCCGCGCCAGTCGAATAGAAGGGCTTCCGCCTCAGCATCGGATAGGACCGCGAGAGCCTCGGCCCTCGCATCAGGCCCCAGAGCCGCCAGTCGTTCCGCTACGCTCTGCAATCGAATCCAGCACAGCGGCAAGCCTTGCAGCGCCGGTGCCCTGTTCCTCGGTCTTGATCGGGCCACCATCGGCGCCGGTCATCTCGGTAATCACGCGGTCACGCCATTCTTCGGGCGCCGAGTTTTTCAGCGCGAAAATACGGCTTGTGACGGTGTGCCCGTTTTCTGCGGAAAGCAAATCGCCCTCCAGCTTGAACGTCCGCGCGGCCTGTCCGATGCGTATAGTGTCCGCAAGTTCGGGATCGTTTTCGGCCCATTCGTAAATCCGCTGGCGCCAGACGCCCAGAGCGCCAGCAGCAGCGGAAAGCGAATAGCCCGCGCGCATCAGTTCCAGCACCTGAGCCGCTACATCGTGGTCAGGTTTGGATTTCTTCTTGGTGTCGCCGCTCATTGGGGAGACTCCCTTGTTAGTGTTTAGCTGTCGTTGATTACGCTGATGGTGTCGCCTGCCTTGAGTGGGCCAAAGTCGCGGTGCGTGTTGGGCGCGACGAAGTGGCCAGCCAGGACAGCAGCGGTGCCATCGAAGCGAACCCAGATCGCGTCGGTTCCGTTGTTGATGACAACCGCGACATGCGATCCTAGCGCGACGATGCCGGAAACGGTCTGCGCGGTGCCGGATGATGTGACCTCGCCGACGAGGTGCCCCTTGGCACAGAATGCTTGCGCTTGCCCGGCTTCGGCCAGCGTGGCGGGACCGACCTCCACAATCACTTGTGACATGGTGTTTCCCCTTGGTGTCTGGAATAAAAAAAGCGCCCTAGATCACTCTGGGCGCAATGCGTCACAAACTGCATACACGATTTTTCCGCGTAGTGCAAGCGTTATTTTTGGTTGCGCTGAAAACGGTTTGGCCCGGACAGGTGTTTGCACCACCTGTCCGGGCCTTAGTGGTCGCTACTCCATCACTGCCGGTGACTGTACTGGATCACCTCGCATATGTCAAACGCCCCATTGATTGAATTAGGGCGTTTGCAGCACGGGACAAAACCGACAAAACCTAACGCGCTGTTAATGTTTGAACTTTTCAAACTTATTCGTCTTATGGCCGACTTGTTCGGTCACTTGTTCGGTATGTCACGCCATCTATTCGGTATGTCACGCCATCTATTCGGTATGTCACGCCGCAAACCCTTGACACGCTCGGATTGTTCTGCGCTCGCCCAGATCATCAAAGATCAGCCCGCTCACCTCTGTGAGGCCCATTCCCTCGCTGAGATGGTACGAAACAATCACGGCGCCGCGCTCGTAGTTGACTTGCATCCGATCCACCAGATGCGCGCGGATTGCATCGGCTGCGGCGTAATCCTTCGCATCGCGGCGCTGCTGTAGCGCGATTGCATACCTCACAGCGTCGATCGCTTGGCGGTGCTGCATGTTGTCGGCATCGAAGCCGGTGCCGGATAGAACGCGGATTGCACCCCTGGGAAACAGTTCGCTGAAAAACAGTTTGTAGAACTCAAGGCCATTTCCGCGATCCGGGGTTAGCAGGCTGTAATCAAAGTCTGTCACGATGTGTTTCCCCGCTCTGAGTGTCACGTATGTCACGCCGCAATGCCACGTATGTCACGCCGCAAACCCTTGACACGCTGTTTTTATTGGCTTTTTCGCTAGAGCAATGTCACGCTTGCGGCGCTGGCGTGTCACGTTAGCAGAAAGTGGCGGGTTTGGTCGCTTTCTGCTAACGCCCATCATGCAACCTGGACAGCATCACCCGCAACAGCGGCAGCTTGGTAGGCCGCAAGTCCCGATCGCAGACCCATAGAACCTCGCGCAATCCAGCCTGTCCTAGTAGACGCTCAACCGCGCGATATGCCGCGATGATGCGCGGGTTTCCGTCGCCATCGTCAAAGCCCGGTGTCGCGTCAGAAAGGCACGACCTGTAGCCCTCGATGCCCGGCAATTCTTCGATGTACGCCGCGCGCAGGTTCTGGAATGCGCGCGCGGCCTGCTTCTGATCGTCGCTGATCAGCCCGTCACAATGGAGCCTACCCACCATGTCGGATGCCAAGTCAACCGACGCTTGGCCGTCCTTCTGACCGCCTTTCGGGTCTGCCCATACACCTCGCGCCCTACGTTCGGCGGTTGGATGCCCCTGAGAGCCGCTGTGCTGCGTCAGGACTGGCGCTAGGCCATTGTCGGCGGGCACCCTAGCCTGAGCATCCTTAACGGCCTTGGCGCGCGATTTTTTGCGCCTCTTTTCTGCTCTGCTCGTCATTCGACCTCCGGGGGTTTCGGGACGCTGGTCGTTTTCCAGCCTAGTTGCGTCAAAATGAACACCCGCGCCTGCCATTCTCGCGGCAGTTCGCGCAGGAAGCCGTTCAGTTCCAGCATGTCCAATTCCTTGCAGGCGATCTTGTAGTGGAGCCGAGGCGCCCGCGACCGCGCGACGATGCCGTAAGCCGTTACTGGCAACATTCGGGACTGCGACGTTGCCGCCAAGTCCAGGACGCGAGCGGTTCGCGGCTCCAGCTTCATTCGGGCGCCATCCCCATAAACGCGCGGCCTGATGGTGTCAGTGCGTAGACAGCCGGGCGACCGATGACGGTGTGACCAGTGCTGTTGACGATGTAGCCCCGACCGCGCGCGGCCTTCATGGCGTTTTGCAGACCCTTGGCGCAAAACCCGGTTGCGTCCCGAATGTCCGACGACTTGGCCGAGCCGCCCGACGCGGCGAGATAGGACATAACGCGAAACCCGCCCGCCGTGTCGTGCATTCCGCGCGAACCGTCAAAGCTGCCGGTCGGCAGGCAGGGCACATGCCCGCCCGCTTGTGCGTCGGCCCGCATGGCCTCGGCAAGCGCCGCCTCGATCGGCCCCATGTCAGCGAACCGACGCGGCCCGTATGCATCGGCCACTGCCTGTTGAAGCGTAACCATTTCACCCATTGTCTGCACCTCCGAACTTGCGCACTGGAAGGCCCGCCATCTTGACGATTTCGTTGGCCCGTTCCGCCGTGATCCGATCTTCCTTGGCTGTGTCCGACACAAGCGCCGGACCAGAACCCGGCGCCCGACCGATTTCCAGCCACCTCTGGGCCGCATTAACCGCGTCCATTTCAACGATGGCGCGCGCCTCGATGTTTCCTTCTACGGGGCGAATGTTGCGCTTGGGATTGTCAGCAGACCGCCACCACGCGATTGCCCGATGAATAGCCCACGCCGGAAACTGCCTGAGACTGCGCGCCCAATATTCCGCGTCGATTTCCCGAATGGCGGCTGGCGTGTCCTTTTCGTAGTAGGGCAGAAGCAGCGCCGCAATGTGAGCCATAAGCCACGTCGGCGGCGCTGGCTTGGTCAGATCATTCACCAGCAAGGCGACCTCCGTCGCGTTCCATTCTTGCGGCGACAGCAGCGAATGCCTTAGCCGTTCCAGAACCAATGCCGGTGTGCGCTTGGTCGTTTGCAATTCGGTTGTCATAATTGCCCTCCATGAGTTTAGCGAACGAGGATTGACGGGTGAGAAAGTCGAAGGAAGCCAGGAAACCCTGCTTTGTTCTGGCGCAAAGGAAGTCGGACGCGGTTGCCTTGTCCAGGGCCACGCGCCAACCGTCCAACCCGCCGGCCTCTAGCATCCGGGCCTTTAGCGCTGCCCGTCTGGCCGTCGAAAGCCGCTGCACCTTGGGCCACCCTGCAACGCTTGCCGCCTCATTGTAGGCCGCGATGGCTGCGGTGGCGTCGTTTGGTAAAACGACAAGCGTCTCGTTAGAGACGCTATCTCTTATATATGGATATGGTTCTGGTTCTGGCTCTGAATAGCATTGCGTTCGCATTGCGTCCGCATCGGCCTTGCCTTGATTTTCCTTGGTTTTTTCCCACCTTTTAGTGGCGGCGGCCTTCGCGCTAATGCGCCGCTCGCAGCGTAGCGCGATGTGTTTAGCGCACTTATCCGACCAAATACCGGATTTAAGCACCTCTATTTTGGCGTCGTCCACCAGGTCTTGCACGGCTCTTTTGAAGGCTGGCAGGGTGCAACCGCAGCGCCGGGCCAGCTTGTCCCAGGTCTGTGGAAGCGGCTCTTCGGCCTCATAAATCAGACAGATCAGGGTGATATAAACCCCCTTCGTCGCGGCTGTCATTCCGCCTGTCCCGGCCAGAAAGTCGGACGTGTAAAATGGTATGAATGGCGTTTCGCTCATTTCATCCCCCGCCGCAGTATCTCATTCGTCACCGAACAGGCTTCCCTGTGCAGGTGCTTGGTTGGCCTGTGCTGGCGTTGCGCGCGGCGTATCTGATCGGCTAACACCTCGCGCCGCGACAGCAGTAGATCGCCGCGCCTCGGCATCTGGGCGGTGCTGTGAACAAGCCCAAAGATACCGCGTGCCCGGCTTGCGACCGCCCGGAAAAGTGTAGCCATACGCGCCCCAAGACCGGCACCATTCGCACTTGTGGTTTCTTGGGTCATTGGTCATACCTAGCGGCCTTCGCTCTGGCCTTGATCAGCGCCCGATCGGCTCGAACTACATCGCCGGTACAGCCCAGCACGGCTGCAATCTCCAGCTTGGTCATGCCGCGTTCCGTCATTTCAGCCACCCGCTCGCGCCGCTTTTCCAGCGCGACCTGCTGCTCCGTTGGCGTATTGTTCTGGTATCCAAGCTGACCCTCGTAACCGTGGCGCCGACGATATCGGGCATTGCACCTCTTGGCGTCCGCGTGCATGGCTGCGAGCATTGTCTCGAAGTCCGTCATAGCCGCCGCCCCGCCGAATACATTCCCTTGAGCCGATCAAGGAAATATTGCAGCTTGTTCAGATCGTATTCGGTGCCGATGCCGTCCTTTTCGCCTAGGCGGTAAAGTGCCTTGAACAAATTGCCGCGCGCGAAGGACATTCCCTTATGCTCGATCAGGTCGTTAAGTTCTTTCGCGCCATCAGGGAGCATGTAATAGCTAGACGATCCACCGTCTGATTTGATTTTGACGTGATCAGTCATGCCAGCGAACTCACACAAACAATGGTTTGCGCCCGCCGTGCCCACCACTTCCCGCCGCTATCCCGCGCGACCTGGCAATCATCCGCAAAGGCCACGCCGTTTAGCGCGTCCAGAATGGCCTTGCGAATGTTGTCATTGTCGGGCTTTTGTGTGTGATACTTCCCGATCGCAGCCTCGCGCTTGGATTTCGACCAAGACTTTGGCGGCTCAAAATATGATGAGATCAGCACGAATACAGGCCCGGCCAGCGTTTCAGGGAAATACTCGCGCGCAATCGCCCTGACCTTCGCCTCGTATGCGACGGTTTCCGCTGGCGTGTACATGCGCCCGGTTTTCGTCATCCGCGCGCGCTGCTTGGCAAATGGTTTGCCGGGTATGGTGAACTCGATCATGCAGCCCACCACTTAACCGGCATTCCGCCCGACTTGTTCTCGCGCTTGACGCACTCGCAACGATCCGGCTCATGGCGGATGCGGTTGACGATCCCGACGACAGCGTTTTTCGTCAGCCCGAGCCGCTGCCCGATCGTGGTACAGCCCATGCCGCCCTCGCTCAGGTGCAGCACTTCCAGCATCCGTTCGTCGGATGCCCGCGACATGAAATCCCTACTTGCCATAGGTCGGCGCCTTTCTGTCTGCCAGCGCCGAAAGACGCGGCCATGTTTCAACTGGAACAGCGCCGCCGGTTTCCGCTTCGATGCGAAGCGCCAGCGCCAAGCTGCAATGACCGGGCACGTCACGGCAAAGCCGCGATATGGTGCCCTGCCGGCATCCTACGCGGGCCGCAAACGCCGCCTGCGTGGTGTTAGTACGATCTAGGTAATCCTTGAGGTGCATGGCGTTTTATGCACGTCACGAATGATTTTCGTCAAGGCGGAATATTCCTAAGCGGTGTAAAATGGCGTTTTATTGTGCGATGCAGAGGCGTATGCTTATGGATATGGACAACCTCAAGGCCCTTCGCAAACGCCGCAAGCTGACCCAGGCCCAACTCGCCGCGAGGGTTGGCTGCACGCAAGGCACGGTATCCCGCATCGAAGCGGGCGATCTTAACGTATCCCTGAGCCTACTAAAGCAGATCGCAGACGCCTTGCAGGTAGAGCCATACGAACTATTCGGCCTGTCCGCGTTACAGCTCAGGGCGCTGGACGCTCTGCGCAGTCTGCCCGCCGATCGGCAGGCCGCCGCCTTGATGGTGCTTGAGTCGCTTTCTGACCGTCAATAAACGTCAGCAAGTCCCAAACCTGCGCGGCTGTTAGTGCGGCCACGCGAACTTTCAAATCTTGTTCATCCATAGCGCGAGTGTCGCTCATCCGCGTCAACCTGTCCATAGGTGTTAACCCGTCTGGCGCAAAAATATTCCCAAGGTGCATTGACAGATATTCCGGACAGGGATAATCTGATCCCAACGAACACACCAAAGGATGCCCGACCATGAGCCTCATAGTAACTAAGCTGGTAAACACCATGCTGCTGATCGAGACAGATCAGTGTAGCGCGGCCTACTACACCGTCACAGCCATACCGGAGCGCGCCCAGCGAGCGGGCGACGAGGGGCAGATCGCCGTTGAATGCCAGCTGGAATACTTCCGCATCGGCGCCTGCGAACTTAACCGCGACGATGCCATTCAAATGATCGGGCGCCGCCGGGTCGAAGAGGCCGAAGACGATGCCGGATGCATCGCGCTTGAAACGCTGGCCGCTGATATGGCCGCTTTCTTGAAGGTGCTGCAATGACCGCGTTTGACCTGTTTCAGGATGCAACCTGCGATATTTCGGCAGGTAACCGTGCCGAGGCAATCTTGTCGCTCACTTTGGCCATTGAACTGATCGACAAGGACGGGGTTGACGCTCATGTGCGGCCCAATCTTGTCGCACTTCGCAACTCGCTTATGGAGGCATCACAATGACCAATATCACCGCCATCGAATACTCCACCGGCACATTCGAAATCGACACAGACGATGTGTATTGGCCCGTAGAGGCCGAATACGTCACCGAATATGAACGCTATCCCGAGATAGCAGGCAGCGAAGGCCAGCCGCGCGGAAAGGTGACTGAGGCAACGTCAAAGGTTGTCACCGTCTTTATCGGCAACCTCAGCCTGAACCGGGCGCAGATGGTCAAGATGATTGGCGAAGCTGCTGTGAAGAAACAGGAATCCAACTACGCCGCGCGATTGCTGGACGAACCGCCGATGGTGCGCCGCCATGCGTGATCTGATTGGCGACTTCATCGGAATGGCCTGCCTTGTTGCCATTCTCATCATTCTATTGATCGCCGGGCCACTGCTGGTCGCGCCGATCTAACGAACCCGCGCGGGGTTTCCTCCTTTTTGACCGCGCGCAACCTTGCCGGGTCGGGTTTTATCCACTCCCAGCCTGACCCGGCACTTTTCAATTCAACGCACGAAAGGCGATATAATGAGCGGTTCACTTAACAAGGTTTCCCTGATTGGGAACCTCGGCGCCGATCCCGAAGTCAAGACATTCCAGAACGGGGGGAAGGTCTGCAACCTGCGGATTGCCACCTCCGAAAGCTGGAAGGACAAGGCCACCGGCGAGAAGAAAGAGCGCACCGAATGGCACAGCGTGGCGATCTTCCACGAAGGTCTGGCCGGCGTGGCCGAGCGTTTCCTTCGCAAAGGCTCCAAGGTCTACATCGAAGGCCAGCTAGAAACCCGCAAGTGGCAGGACCAGACCGGCGCAGACCGCTACAGCACCGAGGTTGTGTTGCGCCCCTTTGGCTCAACGCTGGTGATGCTGGACGGCAAGCCCGCTGGCGATGGCGGCGGCAACCGCGACAGCTACCCGGCGCCGCAGGAACAGCGCGCGCCTGCCCCGCGCGACATGGATGACGATATTCCCTTCTAACCAATGCCGCGCATGACGCGCGCATCCCGGCGGCAGGCAATAACGCCACACCTTTGGTCGGGTGCCGCCGGGTTTCAAACAAAAGGACGAAGCAATGACGCCCGAACTGAAAGCCCTCAACGATGCCGCCTATGCCGCACTTCGTCGGCACAACAAGCAGGAAGAACCGGACGCACTCAAGGTCGCGCTGCTTTGGGTGGTTAAGGAAACCGACCGCTTGGTTGATGAATATAAGGCCCCGGAGGTGTTGAAATGAATGACCTGATCGCCGCCCCGTTTATCATGGATGATCCTTTCGAGGATCTGCACACGAAAGCAATCAGCGCCGGCCACCTGACTACATATCCGAACCTGGTCCAAGGCAGCGCCGAATGGCTGGCAATCCGTCGCGGTATTCTGACCGCGAGCGAAATGAAGCTGATCATGACCCCGACGCTAAAAGCCGCCGCTAATGACAAGAGCCGCGCCCATGTTTTCGAAACGCTGGCGCAGCGTATCACCGGATACGCTGAACCGACATTCGTTTCCGACGACATGCTGCGAGGCCAGATTGACGAGGCCGACGCGCGCAATCTGTACAGCGAACATTTCGCGCCGGTTGATGAAGTCGGGTTCTTTGTCAGCGAGGCCCTTGGTTTCCCGATCGGCTACTCACCGGATGGCGTGGTCGGGTCCGATGGATTGATTGAAATCAAGAGCCGCCGCCAGAAGTTCCAGGTCGAGACGATCCTCGGCGGCACCATGCCTATTGATTACCTGCTGCAAGTCCAGACCGGCCTGATGGTGACAGGCCGCGAATGGCTGGACTTCATCAGCTATTCCGCCGGCTTGCCCATGTGCCGGGTGCGTATCTACCCGGACGCGCAAATTCAGGACGCCATTGCAGAGGCTGCGACGGCATTCGAGGCGAAGGTTGGCGAACTGCTGACCGAGTATCAGGCACGTCTAGAGCGCGACAAGACGCTCATTCCGACAACCAGAACAGAAACGGAGTTTGTCTAATGGACATTAGCAAGACAGTTGCGCCGAAGAGCGAGCAACTTAACGCGGATGATCTGATCGGCGGGCCGATCACCATTACAATCACGCGCGTCACCGGAAAAGAAGAAAGCGCAGACCAACCTGTAAGCATCTGGTTTGAAGGTGACAATGGCAAGCCGTATAAGCCGTGCAAGTCGATGCGCCGCGTTATGTGGATGATGTGGGGCAAGGAAACGGATGCCTATGCCGGCAAGTCGCTGACCCTGTACCGTGACCCGGCGGTAATCTTCGGCAAAGACAACGTTGGCGGCATTCGCATTAGCCACATGACTGACATTGACAGGCCCGTAGTGCTGGCGCTGACCGTCTCCAAGGCCAAGCGCGCACCCTACACCGTCAAGCCCCTTGCGAAGCCCTCCGCGCCAACGCCGCAGAACGAGGCAATCCTTGCGTTTGCCGAGATGGCGGCGAAAGGCGGCATGGCGGCATTCACGGCGTTCTGGAACAGCCCAGACGGCAAAGCGGGCCGCGACGTGATCCGCCCTCACATGGACCGGATCAAGGAAATCGCGCTGGCAGCAGATGCCGCCGCGCTGGACGATCCAGCGACAGGAGAACAAGACAATGAGTGAATACCGCATCAGACAGGACGGGATGACCGTCGCCCAATCGAACAGCCTTACGGAAATCATTCATTACGCCATCCAGTACACCAAGGACGGCCCGATTGATTTCCAGTTCAAGGAATCCGGTCAACGCAAGTGGATCAATGGCGACCTGGAAATAAAATTTGAAACCAATCCCGCCACCGGGGAACAGGTGGAAACTGACGAGGAAGCGCAGGAAGGCGCGTCGATGTGAACCCCAGACCGCCCCGGTGCGTGCGCCACACGGCACCGGGGCAAATCAAACAGGAAGGACAACGCCGATGATCCGAACCGTTGAAATAAGCCCCAGCGCATACGCCCAAGGCGACCTGATCCGGCACGACGGCGATAGGGCGACGGTCAGGGATGGAGCGCGCGAGTACACCGGCACGCTGGTGCCGACATGGAGGAACGACAAATGACCATGACACTTTCCGACACCATCCGGGCGCTGATCGAGTACGCCCGCGACATGGAAGTTGACGACTTCGAAGCCGCGCTTGATGCCGCGTCCGACGATCTGGCGACAGGTGAGGCGTCCGACGATCTTTTTACCGAGAGCGTGATCGACGGCATCCGCTGGGGTCTGCGCGCGGCTATGGTCGTGGAGTTTGGCGGCGGTACGATCCTGCGCGTGAGGAAGCCGGGCGGGGTCTGTATCTCGCACGAGTGGCACAAGGCAGTTGGCAGCGCCATCGCCTACGCTGCCGTCATGCAGACCGTGGACGAGGCGATGGGCCGCGAGGGCGGCGCGCGGGCGGTGCAGGCCGTCTGGGACGAGGCATCGCGCGCACAGGCTGACGCAATCCGCGAGCGTCTGGCCGAGGTTGCCAAGGCATACGAACGCTATGACGCCGAGAAGGCCGAGGTTCTGCGCATGTTTTCAGGCGAGATCGTCACGATGATGGAGGCCGGGGAATGACCGACGGTGAGTTCATCGACTTTGAAACGCTCAACGATTGGCGTGAGCGCGATCTTGCAAAGGATGCTGAAATCGAGCGCCTGCGGGCGGCGCTTGCCCCCTTTGATGATGCTTACCGCCTTGCGGTCGGGCTTTGCAAATCGCTGACGCTTGGGGATTGGGAGGCGATGGCGAAGCATCATACTGCGCCCGGCTCTTATCGAAGTGCCTGCCTTGTTTTAGAAGCGAAGGAGTCGGACAAATGACCGACGCCCTCGTAACCACCGAACAGATCGCGCAGGCCCGCGAACTTGGTGCGTGTGAACATGCCCTGAAATCGCTGCCGCGCATGACGATAGACGCAGCAATCGAGACGTACGCCCGTTGGTTGCTCCAATACGCCGCCGCGCACCTGACGGACGAACAGTTCGCCGCTGCGGCTAAGGCAATGCCGTTGACCGCGCTCGCATACGCCGCTAACCGTATGACCGACGAACAGTTCGCCGCTGTGGCTGCGGACTGGCCATATACCGCGCTTCGATACACAGCCGACCGCATGACAGACGGGCAATTCGTTGCTGCCGCTAAGGCGACAACGCGTGGCGCGCTCCAATGCGCGCCCGACCGCTATCGCGCACTCGTGGGGGCCATCGAATGACCCACCGCGACGAAATCAAAACCCCGCACGAATGGATCAAAAGCCAACTCGGACATGGAGAATGGCAGTGTATTCACTGTTACGCGACTAATCGGGAAATCGCGGTAATTGGCGAACCGAACCACTGTCCTGATCGCGCTCAAAAAATCGAGAACGAGAAATGACCCACCACCGCGAAATAGCCGACTTGATGAACGAACACGACCGCCCCGAACTCTACGCCCGCCCGGTCGAACAGTACGAGGCGACCGAGCCGCTGCTGGCCCGCCTGTGGGCGCCGCTGGTGTGGGTCATGGTGGGGTGCATCGGATGGATCGTGGCTGCTGGCGTGGTGGCTCTGGTGGCGGGTGTTGGGCGGTGATCGGCATGACCGTCTGTTCCGTTGGCGGTTGCGATGGCCGCGCTCACATTCGCGGATGGTGCCGCAAGCATTATGGGCGATGGCAACGAAACGGCGACCCTCTCGCAGGAAGAACGCCGGCCGGCGAACCATTGGCGTGGCTCAAGACTGTTGCGGAAAGTGCCAGCACTGAATGCCAAGAGTGGCCGTTCAATCAAGACAGGGATGGATATGGGCGAGTGCGCTTCAATGGTCGGTTTCAGCGTGTCGGTCAGGTCGCCCTTATCCTAAGCGGAGTCGCGCGCCCGTCTGCGCTTCACCAAGCCCTTCACGAGCCGCTCGTGTGTCACAACCCGAAGTGCGTGAACCCGCGACATCTGCGCTGGGGCCTGCCTAGGGAGAACACAAACGATCGCATTGCCGACGGAACTGCGGCGATTGGCGAGAGGAACCCGGCCAGCAAGCTGACAGCCGATCAAGTGCATCGCATTCGTTCAGACAACCGCATTCATCGCGCGATTGCTGCCGACCACGGCGTTTCACGATCACAAATCAGCCGGATCAAGAAGGGGGCCGCGTGGTGATTGGGCTTAGTGTCTGCACGGGCATCGGTGCGCCAGAACTCGCCGCGCCGTGGATCGACTGGCGGTTTCAATCCGAGATTGACCCGTTTCCCGCTGCCGTGCTGGCGGAAAGATTTCCAAACGCAATCAATCTTGGCGACATGACCAAGCATAAGGAATGGCCGAATGCAAAAATCGATGTTCTTTGCGGCGGCACTCCCTGCCAATCATTCAGCGTCGCAGGACTTCGGGCTGGTCTTGCTGACCCGCGCGGAAACCTCATGCTCACCTATCTTGCCATCGCTGAACAGTATAGCCCCCGGTGGCTGGTCTGGGAAAACGTGCCCGGTGTCCTGTCCAGCAACGGAGGACGGGACTTTGGTGCCTTCCTCGGGGCAATGGGCCAACTCGGGTATGGGTTCGCCTACCGAGTGCTTGACGCTCAACACTGCCGAACACGCAGCTTTCCCCGCGCGATCCCCCAACGAAGGCGCCGTGTGTTCGTTGTCGGATGTGCTGGTGGAGATTGGCGACGTGCCGCCGGAGTGCTTTTTGACGCCGAAAGCCTGCGCGGGAATCCTGCGCCGCGCCGAGAAGCGGGGAAAGGTGTTGCCGGCACCCTTGGCGCGCGCACTTCGGGCTGTGGCGGGGCGATAACCAGCCATGACCCGGCTTGCTGCCTGACTGCCAGGGAAAGCAAGGGTGCGCTGCCAGAAGCCGACTTGTCAACGATTGTCGCGTATCCAATCGCGTTTGACACGAAGGCCACACGCACAACAATCGGGACGGATGTAGCCCCGACATTACGCAGCATGTCGCATGATGCATCGCACGCGAATGGTGGCGGGCAGATCGGGATTGCGTATCCAATCGCGTTTAATCTGCGCGGCAGAGAAGGCGGCGCAATGCCAGAGGGACCATATGACGTTGCATCAATTCGCGCCGCGTCAGGTGGTTCAAGCCGATCCTACATTGCCGACGAATGGGCCGTGCGCCGCCTGACCGTGACCGAATGCGAACGGCTTATGGGCTTCCCTGACGGCTGGACCCAGATAGCTTGGCGCGGAAAGGCGCCCGCCGATTGCCCCGCAGGCCGACGCTACAAGGCACTAGGTAATTCATGGGCCGTCAACTGCGGCGAATATGTGTTCGACCGCCTCAAGATGATGGACGAAGCATGACCGACTACCCGCCCCGCCTGCTGTCCGCGCCGCTTGCCGCGCGTTACATCGGAGTGAGCGAGACAACCTTGCGCGGCCTTGGATTGCCGCGCCGGGTGTTGGGCGGGCGCCGGTTTTACGACAAGGCCGATCTGGACGCCTTTGCGGACGGGTTGGCGTATGAAGGCGCGGCGAATGAATGTGACGCATTGTTCGACTGACAACCCGCCGCGCCCGCGTTAACATGCGGGCGGGAGTCGGACATGCAGACACGCTTGAAATACCTGACCGCGACCAGAAACAAGACTGGCGCGGTTTACTACTATCTAAGGCGCAAGGGTCAGGCCAAGATCCCGCTAGGCAAAGGCCCGATAGATTCGCCCGACTTCCTCGCGCGATATGCGCTTGCACTAGGCGCGCAACCATCGCCCACCACCTCAGCCCGTCAAGGCTCCATAGCCGCCGTGTGTGAAGCGCTCAAAGCGTCCCGCGCGTTCCTGGCCTACAGCTACAGCTACCGGACCCATCTGCGCCGCGATCTGGACGCAATCGCGCAGGCTTACGGCACCGGGCCGATCGCCCAACTTGAAGCCCGCCACATCCGCACCGACCTTAGCAAGCTGGACGCGATCCAAGCCCGCGAGCGGCTCAAGGCATGGCGGCTGATGTGCGCTCTGGCACTAGCGCGCGGCTGGTCTGCGATCTGCGCGACAGACGGGATCAAGGCCCCGCGAGCGCCAAAGTCTGACGGCCATGCGCCCTGGTCGCGTGCGGATGTTGAGCAATTCCGCGCGCATTGGCCGGTCGGATCATTCAAACGGTTGGCAATGGAATTGCTTTACTGGACAGGCGCCCGAACTGTTGACGCGGTGTCGATCAATCGCGGCATGATTGGCGCGGATGGCGTGCTTTCATTCGTCCAGCACAAGACGTTAACCCGCGCCTATGTGCCGTGGGTGTGCGGTCTGCCGGAATGGGCGCAGGGCTTCGAGCCTGACCGCGCTCACCTGATGGCGTGCCTGCAACCCGGCTGCTTTACGCTGCTTGAGCAGCGAGGCAAGCCAATGACCGCAACGGCGCTGTCCGGTCAGATGCGCCGCGCGGCAAAGGCGGCTGGCCTAGAGTTGTCAGCGCACGGCCTGCGGAAATCCCGCCTGACCGCAATTGCCGAATCGGGCGGGTCAGCATCCGCAATCATGGCATGGGGTGGACACAAGACGCTTGCCCAGGCGCAGCACTACATTGTCACGGCTGACCGGCGGTCGCTCATAAGTGCCAACACCCTCAAAAAAAGTGCCAACTCATAGCGCAACGCATTGATTGGTCGGGACTATTTTCGCCCGCCATGCTCCTGTGTGAACACTGATAATCGCGCCTGATCAATGGCTTGCGCTGCCAACACTCCGAACCGGGCCGCTATATCCCTCAATAGGTTACGCGGCCCGGTGCCAACACTTTAGGTCGGAATGACTGTTGCATTAGTGAAGGACGCGACCAGCGTTGCGGTTGTGCTTTCCATATAAAACCGCAATCCGGTAGTTCCAGCCGGCGCTGTCCAAGTCCCAGACATGACGCCGCCCGGCGCCTCCATCGTGCCGGATGTGCGCTGGAAAACCAACGTAGCCGCCGGGGTGAAGGAAGTTCCGTTGTGCGGATATGCAAACAACTTGAAAGTCCCCGACTGCGTTGTCTTGGTCAGGACCTCAAGCGATATGGTGTACTCGGTGCCAGCGACCACGGGTACAAGGTGCGCGATATTGGAGTAACAGACTTTGAAAGTGCCGGTTGTGTGATTGCAAACCGCGCCAGACCCACCGCCGGGAAACGTCCATTCTGCCGCCTGATCCCAAGCCGCATCATTCAGGAATGTCGGATCACCGACTAGATTGACGCTAGTCGTCGGGGTTGCCGCCTTGGTATCGCTTGCGGCAGATGCAAACAGGCTGTTGGACTGGCGCAGTTCAATGTCAACCTCGACCGTATCTGTCAGACCTGCAACGGGGTAATCGTCCGTGATCACGCCGCCAATGTCCACCCAAGCCCCTCCATCAATCCGGTACTCTATACTTTCAAGCGGGTCGCCGCCATTAGCAGGAAGGCTGGAGATCGTGACGGTAAGCGTGCCGCCCGTGCCAGCATCGGCAACCGACCAATCGCCAATACCAAACGCAGTCGGCGCGACAACGGTTGTCGGAGTGACAGCCTTGGTCGCGGATGCCGTGCCATCCCCAACGATGTTGACCGCTCGCACAGCCACGTCCACCTCCACGTCATCCGTCAGGCCATCAATGTCGAATGTGATCGGGCCAGTGAAGCCATAGCCGGAATCCGTCCATGTGCCGCCGTCCACTTGGTATTCGTAAGCGGATATGCTGGCGCCGTTGTCTGCGGGCGCGGTGCTGATCAGGACCGTAACCGTGCCGCCTGACTTTTCATTCGCAACCGACCAGTCACCGGAGCCGATCTGATCCGGTTCGGCTAGAACCGTGTCGGTGACAGACCCGCCGGCAAGGATGTAATTGGTTGCATCATCGCCAAGGTTCAGACCGCCGCCCGCGTTCCATGCCGTTTCGTCGCCGGTCAGATAGACAGGCGGCGTCTCGCCAAACGGGGTGGAGCCATCGGCACCGTAGGACGGCGCCAACCCGTCAAGCGCGACAAGCGAGTTAAGAACCGTCTGATCAGTCAGATCAAGGAACTTGTCGATCATAAGGAACCGCTCAACGGAACATCTAACTGCGCTAGGCATGAAGTCATGACGGAAACCCGTTGTGCCTATCGCGTTACCCCTGAATTGAGACACGCGCGGGAACGGGTCAAGGTGCGGGCCGATCAGCATCTGCGCGGTGTAGGTTGCCATGTTGACAGATACCACGACAACCTTGAAGCCGTCCGAACCGAGAACCGGCAAGCTGGATTGGATCGACACGTTGCTGGCATCGCTCGCGTCCCGGAGATAGAACTCAATCCGCCCGCCGGTGTTGGTGTTCGAAATCATCGGCAGGCGGCGCAGCACAAAGGCGTTCTCGTTGTCCTGCGCGATGTATGCGTCAACGCCATCGTCCAGAGCGTTAAACTCACCCGCGAATATCATGGTGAAGCCGTTGGTGTCGCCGGTCAGAACAGGCAGCGTTGCAGCGCGCGCGTAGACAGCCGCAGGGAAATCAACGCGATCCAGAAGGACGCCGTTGACCGTGGCCGTCTTGGGCTTGGTGCCCGCCGGATATGCGGTCGTGACGCCGGTTGACCAATTGTGATACCCGACGCCGCCAATGATGCGCGGGCCGCTGTTGAGCCTCGTACCCGGCAACGGTGTGAAGGCCGCGCTCATCTTGTCGCCGGTATCCAGGCCGACGAACGGACCGACGAACAACTCATCATAACACATGGAATCGCCGGAAACCGTGCTGGCCTGCCCCGCAGCGTGTGCGATCACGTTGTTCCAAGACTTGTTCAGGAAATCTTCGTCAAAGATCATGCTTGCCGCGCCGCTGGTCAGCGTGACGAAGGCGCAGGCGATGTTGTGCGACACCTCGAAATCTTCCAGCGTCAAAGTATTCAAGTTCGGCTGCGTGTCCAAGATTGCATCCGAGACAATGGCGTGAGTGTTGTTCACATAGCGCCCGCCCCTGATCTGAGCAAGCTGCGTGCCGGTGTTGTCCACACTCATGAAAATGTTGTTTTCCATGATGATATCGAAATACACAACGTCCGTTGTCCCGCCCGCCGGGTCGTTGAACTTGCCGCCGCTCGCGCTGCTTTGATAGTCGCCAAGCGTGTCAAAGCGGTCTGTCCCGCTGTTCAGGCGGTTGTTGCGGATGGTGTGCCGCGAGCCGCCGGTGCCGGTCCCGAAAAGCCCGGAATGGCTGTCACCCCAATCATAAGGATAGTCAACGCCGTTTGGCGTATAGCTGTTGTTCGGTCCGGGAATTGCCAGCCCGCCGCCGTGCGCCCAAAGGCCATAGCCATCGTTATTCTCAACCAGCAGATCGTCGCCCTGGAACTCCCAGAACGATTGATAATGCCGGAAAAAGGTGTTGCCGGAAATCTCGACGTTAGATGCATTGGTTGCCCGGAACGCCCGCTTGACGTTGTGGACGTAGTTGTTCCGCATGATCAGATTAGTGCATCCGGTCGCGGCAGGAGTACCGACACCGTGCCCCATGCCTTTAGTCGGAGCCGCCGCCCATCCGCCGTAGGTCGTCAGCGGGTCGCAGTCCAGTTCGCAATTCTCGACAATGATGCCATCGCTGCCCTCGACCTCGACGCAAAACCATTCGGTCGTGATGACCTCGCCGTTCCAGTAGCGTTGAACGTGGAAACCGTCCAAGGTGATGTTGTCGGACCCGCTCAGATTGATGCCCGACATATAGGCGCCAAGCGTCGTTTCGGGCTGGATCGTCCAGCGCCCGGTGACGGCGTATCCCGTCGCATCAATGACGCCATAGGTCGGGCTGCCGTCTGCACCGTCCCTGTGAATGAATGTTCGCGTTGCCGCAAGGTCTGCCGCGTCCATCGCCGCGATCAGTTCTGTGGAGTCAGCGACAGAATACGCGCCAGCCGTCGCCGTCACTACCCACTCGGTCGCGCCGCCGTCATTGAATACAATGGTGCCAGACGTGACGCCATTTGACGCGGGAACAACCATACCGCCGCTGACTGTGAGATTGGTGCCGCCGGGATCAGTCAACGCCGTAGCCCCAGCAGGAACAGCCACACCGCCCGCCCCTGCCAGGGTCAGCGCGCCGAATGTCGCATCAGCCGCACCGCCGCCGCCCGAGATTGCAGCCATTGCCTGCGCGAGGCCGAGAGAGATTTGCAGACCCATGTCAGGCTTCCTTTTTGCAGTCGGCGGCGGCAACCCGCGCCAGCATTTCGATGTATTTGAAAAAGTCGTGATCCCCGACCACCGCGCAGACTTCATCGCCCTCGCCGTTGAAAATGCGCAGACCATCG